GAGCAGCCCTGAGGATGAAATCCCCAAGATCCACTCGACCTGCACCTGTCCGAGGTGCGGGTGGTCGAAAGACTTCAGCGACGTTACCCCGTAGGGGGTCACGTGACCGAGTTCCTTCGGACGTCATTCGGGAAGGAGTTGAGACCTCCAACCTTTCTGACAGAATGTCGGCACAAACTTTCCTTAAGAAAGCTGACACCGCTCTGATTGACACTTTTAGTTTGATCGGGGTCCGGTTTAAGAGGGTTCTAAAAACAGAATCTTTCGAACAGAAAGATTTGGGCATCCTGGTTAAGCAGTTGAAGACTTTTGTCTCCGGCTTTATTCCTTTGGCCCTTAACGACGAACTCCCTGTTGGCTTCACTCCCAAGGCCGCTTTGAAACAGTTTGCTCCGGATGCAGCTCGTTGGATACGAGTCAGACTCTTCTCTAAGAGAAATCTGGACCGTAAACTTCGAGTAGCATCTATGATCAACTACTCTAAGCGCCTGTTTCCCAATCTACCCATTAATATGGTCAGCGAGAAAATCCGTGATTTTCGGGATTTTGTTGGTGCTCCGGATACTGAGCCCCTACACGATAGATATCGTATTGAGGCCTCCATCCGAACCAATATCCAACGGCTACCCCGATTCACTGCAGATTATACCCGTCCCTTTGTCCCCTCTACAGCTTCTTGCCTGGAGAGAGGTAAGGCCCAAGGTGGTCTGGCCTCACTCATGGTAGATCTCTTGAAGCCCGTCCTGAGAGAACATCCCATTCTCTCTAAGATTGAGTTGATAGAGACACTTGGGGAAGAAGAACTATTCGTAAGTCTGCGACCTATTTGGGACGAGATCGTCCTTATCCTCTTTACAGAGGCAATGGAACGATACCCAATGGTCGGGCCGTGGCTTCCTCACTTATGTGAGCCAAAAGGAATTGGTGAGCCCTTGAAGGTTCGTATCATAACGAAATCTACATGGGTTAACCAGCTCTTGAAGCCAATTCAACAGGCTTGGCATGGAGAAATGCGACGGGATCCCACCTTTGAACTTATTGGTGGTACTCCTGTCACACACTCCATTCGTGACCTCCGACTCGAACCGAAGCAAAGGTTCGTTTCTGGAGATTACGAATCAGCCACAGACCGTATCCATCTGCACTACACCGTCTATACGGCAGAGTGTATGTTGGATAACACAGACTTCCTCTTCCCTGATATATTAAAGGAAAAATGGACTCATGAAGAACTCACCTCTTGGTTCAAAAGGTTTGTCCTTTCTTCGTTCCGTGATATATACATTGCCAATGGGGCCGGTGTTATTACACCAGTCTCCGATCTCCACTTCCTTTTGGACAACATTATGGTCCATCAGGGAAATCCCGCACTTCGATTCCACTCCTCTCAAAATGAGGAAGGTCTCGTTACCGGATACGATTACTATGAAGGTTTCAAGGATATGGATATCCATGATGTCTTCATGTTCCGGTCCGCGAATAGTGAGTTTGGCTCAGTCACAGAACAAAAGTCCTACTTTACAAAGCTAAATAGAGGACAGATGATGGGACATATTCTCTCCTTCCCCATCTTGTGTATGATCAATTATTCGTCATCCACCCTCGATCTTCCTCCCGGAAGATTCGTTCGGGTCAATGGTGATGACATTCTCTTTCCTGCGACTCCATCAGAGTACAGGAGATGGGAGATCAATACAAAGAATGTGGGATTGAAGAAGTCTCTTGGTAAGAACTACTACTCACGGGATATGGCCATGATCAACTCAGAGGTCTATACTTGGGGTAAGGAGGAGAACCGCTTGGTCCGCCTCCAGTTTCCAAATGTTGGCCTACTCGGTTATCTATCTGATTTTGTTGACAGGGAGGGTAATATAATCTCTCCTTGGGAGCAGCTTTCTGGCATACTCCGGGACTTCTGGAAGGGAGTCCCTCTCAACTATCAGACAGAGGCTAAGCGCCTTATCAAGGCGCGGTATCCCATATTGAGTGGTTTTCCGGGTTCTATTTTCGGACCCACAGC